CGTCGAATAACCCAAATGGGTCGATATATGTAGAATTTAGCTGAATTTTAGTATTAACGCTTGAGGGGATAGCTTGAAAGGTATTCCTCCAAGCGACGCAATGATGAGGAATCGCGAGATCATCGATCGCATCCGCCACGTCATGAAGCGTCGCGCTCTTGTCCCTGATGCCGAATCCTGCCGCGAAACTCATACACGCTCCAAAGTGCGATTCACCTGGCGGAGCGTGAAGACCAGCTCCGGCTCGTCTCCGCCCGGGTGGAATACCGGGTCGATGGCGAGGACGCGGAACCAGTGCCGCTTCGCCCGCCTCCACGGGTAGCGGAAGTTGAAGTTCTCCGCCGCCTCATCGTCGTAGCGCGGCAGCTTCGCCGTGCTCTCCGGGTCGCTCCCGTAAATCGAGAAATTATCGATATGCGACAATGCGACGATATCAAACAGCGGGATATCCCGGTAGCGGAAAAGCGGCACTCGGAGCGTGGCGATGTAGGGCTCGTAGCCGTGCCAGCGGAAGACGTAATCGGCGTAGCGTCTCGCGGCCTCGTCGGCAGCGAACCAGTCGATCTGTGCGAACTGCCGCGCGGCCTCACGGCGGCCGTAGAGCGAGAGCGACCTGCTGACGATCTCCCCCACCGCCGAGGGCTCGCCGGGTGCAAACAGCGTCCCCTTGGCGTAGGCGTTCGGGATGGTGATGTCGCGCTGCAATTCCAGCAGCGAGAGCGGCAGCGCGCGGCGATCGTAGGCAAGCGAGATTTCGTTTACGATATTCTCCGTGCCGGGAACCTCGACGGAGAGGAGCACGCTGTCTCCCTCGTCGATGAACTCCGAGGTCGTCTCCTGCTGCCCGAAGGCCCAGAGCTTGAGCGTGCCGTTCGGCTGCGGGAGGAGCTTCATGGAGAAAGCCGAGAGGATGTCGGCGATGCCGTCGCGAAAGCTGAGCGTCTCCTCGGTGTGTCCGTGGATATTGACGGTCACGGCGGAGCCCGAAGCGCCTTCGTCGAAGCCGCTTGTGCTGAAGTTGTTCTGCGCGGCGTAGAGCATCTTCACCGCGTGGTGCGGGCGGGTGATCACCTGATTCGGCGTGCCGGTAACTAGCCCGTTGTTAGCGTCGCGGAGGCCATTTACTACCGCGACGACTTCAAGCTTCGCCATATCGGGAGCGGATTGAGCACGACGTGTGATCGCGAATCGGCTGTAGCCGATGTTCCGGCTGTCGATTCGCTCGACGGACGGCGACGGTTGATCTGAAAACGCCGCGCCCCAGACGGTGAAACACTCCCTCCAAAGTGATGGACCGAAAACTTCGCGAGTAAAGTCCGACGAGCCAAGATACTTGATGTACTTTTCAAATGGCGACCCAACTGGCTCAATATAAAGGGGCCACGCGATTGACTTGACGAAGAAGCCCCCACCATTTTCGATCACTGTAACGTTATGAGAAAACGATATGAATATAGGGTTGGTGTCCGGAATAACCACCGGCTCTTGAAAGTGAAAGTCAAGCCGAATATGCCGAGGAACGTAAATCTCGGGAGTGCCACCATCAGACTGTTCTGGGACCTCGGTTGTCTTTGAGACGTCATCCGGCATTATAATAGAATCACCAGTTATCTCTTTCCCTGGAAGTTCTCCTTTGTTATCGAAAACGCGACATGAGAACTCACCAGGTTCATTTGGGTAATCCCACTCAAACATGTAGACGTACCAGCTTGCACCGATGATGATCTGTCCCGGATTACAATTCTGTCCTGGTTGAAGCCGAAACGCTGTTTGCTCAACGACCCTGTTGGAGTCCCAAGGAATTGTAAATACGTGTTTGCCTGCCTCTAGCACAGGTGACCAATCGAAGATTGGGGTGCTCGTATTCGCTACAGGGTCGAATTCCTGGTACTCTCCGTCCCGGTTCCGCACGTAGACTGTGTCTACACCTTGGTTTCGAAATGTCGAATAGAATGTCGTTCCGTAGGCCCAATAAGCACCACTCTCCCCGCTCCCCGGACTTGTTAATGCGACCGGCTTGACCTCGACACCCTCGCCGAAGACGACCGGCACCCCGCGACCCATTGACGCTTGCGGCGCGTTTGGCTCCCGTTCCTGCGTGATGACGTAGTTCATCCGGGCCTCGGAGAGAGTTGAGGTTTCGATCTCCAGGTCCAGCGTGTTCGCCTGGACATCGATGTGCACGCCCTCGATGCGAGTGTCCGCAAGCAGGCTCATATTGCCGCCGCTCCCCGCTGAGCCCGGCGGCTTGACGAAGGTGTAGACCCGACAGCGGCTCTTGATGAAGGCGTAGGCTTCGAGGTAGTCCGAGAGCCTGAGATCATGCCTCAGCGTGCCGCGCGTGTTGTCGATGACCACGCCGCCGCGACGGGCGTTGGGGAGCACTTCGCCCATTGTCTGACCGAGGCCGGAGACGGAATCGAGCGCACCGAAGACGATCGGGCTCCCGCTGTAGAGCTCGCCCTCGGCATACGCTCTCTCCGAGAACCACAGCTCCTTCGCCGCTCCTCCGCTCTTGCTGTTGAGGTTCAGGCGGACAATTACGATCCGCTCCTCGCCGAACTCAGGCGCCATCAGATCGTGTCCTCCACGATCGTAAACGAAATACGGTTCATGTCCTTCCACTGCTCCGCGCTGATCGAGAGCTCGCGTATCCAGCCGAGGACGACCTTCGCGCCGGAGAGCGGATCGTGGTCCCCGCTGTAGTAGATGCCTACGGGCACGTCGTCTCGGATGCGCGCGATCTTCTCCTCAAACTCCTTGCGGCTTGCATCGGAGACCGCCTGAATCTGGAAGGTGTAGCGGCGTTGCGGCTTCGCCCTGCCGCTTCGGAACTGAGTTCCGCGATCGGAGAGGAACGGCTTTGCCCCGTCGACAAACTCAGGGAGATACGGGTAGGTCGGGCTCCTGACGTTGCCGTATTTGTCCTTGAAGCGGAACATGTTTCCCGCGTAGAGCTTGCGATACTGGGCGACTTGTGAGGACGTGATGGCCGTCCGGATCTCCCAATAGCGATGCGTGCCCGTGTACTCCGAGAGGAGCAGCGCATCCTCGCTCTTCGGCCCGACGAGTGTGACCGGGTTCTGAATTGCTCGGACGCTCTGACTGCTGAAGGCATCGTCGCTCGACCGGATCGTCAGGGTGAGGTTGCTCTCCCCTCCGGCGAGGCTCGCGAGGTGGTGAATGCCGCGGAGATACGCGAACTCGACGGATCGCGGCGATCCCATGTCGAAGCGAATATACGGCCCGGTCGCGGCCGACGCGGCTTTGTAGAGGAGCGAGCTCGACCCGACGAAGAGATTTTCCGCCGGGTAATCGGCGTCCTCAGTCCAGGGCGTCACACTCGCCGCATTCCATGCCAGATCCGGCCACAGCAAAGCAAAGTCGCTCATCTATCTCACCCCCAGCGGGCCGTTTCGCTTGTCCAACAGCTCCTTCAGCTCACGCTTGATCTCAGCGGCCACACCGCGCTGAGCGTAGCGCGCATCGATGTAGATGTCCCCGTAGCCGCCGCCGTTTGAAGAGGAGGCCGAGAGAACGCCCAATCTGCCGTCCGGTAGGCGCTCCAGCGGCATGATCGCTTCCGGCCCTCTCTCGGCCATAGATCCGATGTTGAAGAACGAGAGACCGCCTACGACACTGCCCTTGTCGAACGCGCCGCCCTTGGCAAACTGCATCACGCGCCCGGCGGAGAAGACGTTGCCGCGATAAGATTGCGTCACGTCGCCTCCGGCGCCCGCGCTATCGACGCGCTTTCGTGCCAGCTCATCGAACTTGCGGACGGTCTTATCGAGTTCGCGGTTCAGTTCTTTGAAGGTCTCGACGGCCGAGGTCGCCGTTTCGTCAAGCGCCCCGCCCGCCGCATCGGCCGCGGTCGCAAGGTCGCCTTCGAGCGCACCGGCAAGCGGGCCGACGATGTTGATCAGGCTCTGCATCTGGTCGACGCCGACGTTGTTCAGGTCGGTGAACTGGTCGATGCCGTGGTCGACGAGCTTCTGGAATACGGCTCCGATCTCCGGCCCGTATTTGTCGGTCATGTAGGCGACCATCGCGGCAGAGTCCTGGATGCCCGCCTGCCGGACCTCGTTGAATACCGTGCCGAGGGCCTTGATCTGATCGCGCGTAGTGCTCCCCGCCGTGTTTCCGAGCAGTTCTATTGCCGCATGGACATCCGCCGTCGCCCCCGCGATGTCGCCGCTCATCAGCTCTCGCGTGGTGTTCAGCATGGCGTTCATCTCCTCGACGGATATCGTCCCGTCGAGCGCCATGGCGATGATGTCTTCCTGGGCCTTCTCCGCCGAGCCGCTCATCTTCACGAGCATCTCGCTTGCGGTGAGCATGGCGACATTGAAGTTGTCCGCTTCGGCCAACGCATTGGCGAACATCGCCGCAAGCTGGCTGTCGCCCGGTGCGCCGCTTGAAGCCGCGAGGACGTTCCCGACGGCGTTATATTCGTCCGCGTGAGGGACGCCCGAGACCTGATTGAAGTTGTCGCTGCCGGGAGCAAGAGACCCGTAACCTCCGCCTACGAACTCGAACTCGGCGTAGCGCCCGCCCTTTCCGCGCTTGTTCGGGTCGGAGATGACCCCCATCTCGTAGAGGCGATCGCGGTGGGCATCGCGGATCAACTGCTCGCGGTCCTTACCGGACTTGATGCCGAGGTCCAGCCCGAGATAGTCCATGATGATCGCCAGTGGACCTGTCATCGTTCGGTGCGGCCCGGCGAGCATCGCCGCCTTGACGGCATCGTCCCCGCGCAAATCGCCGTCGAGCGCCATCTCGCCGTATTTCTTGTAGACGGGCGCCGTGATGGCCAGTCCGGCTAAGGCGATACCCAGAGGGCCGAGGAGCGCCAGGAGCCCGCTGCCCGCCGCTCCTGCTGCGCCCGCTGCTCCAGCTCCCGCCGATGCGCCTCCGGCAGTCCCTGCCGCTGCCGAGCCTCCGCCGACAAAGCTGCCGCCGATCACAGTCGGCGCCCCGGGCACCGCGCCGACGGCTCCCGATGAGGAAATGCCGTAGCCGCTCCCAAGGATGCCTCCGGAGCCGAAAAGCCCGCCGCCGCCGCTACCGCCGGTGATGAGCTGCGAGAGGATGTCGCCGAGTCCCCCGCTGCCGCTTTGCGAGAGCAAGTTTGAGACTGATTTCAGGGCGTCGCCCAGGTCGCCGCCGATCATGTCGATGAGCCGCTCGAAGACGCTGCTTAGATTGCCGATCTGAAAGGACGTCTCCCCGAGCGTCGAATTGAGCACGCCGACATCGCGGTTGAGCTTCTTCTTCTCCCCGCGAAGCTTGGCGGTCTTCTTCGCCGCCTCCTCCTCCCTCCTGCCGAGCTTATCGAGCACGCCGGAGAGATCTCCGGTCGCAAGCGTCGTCTCGCCGGTCTCTTTCTTGAACTCGCCGAGACTGCTCGATGTCGATTCGATTTCCTCTTTGAGGCTCGCGGCCGCGGCCTCCTGCCGTCCGAAGTTGTCCGTGGTCGCTTCTATCGGCCGACGAAGCCCATCCAGGGCGCGGCGCATGTCGCCGAATGCTTTCTGAGCGCGGCTCGAAAACCTCCCGGCGACCTTCTCGATGCGCTCGAAGGCACGGACCACCAGATCGAACATCCGGGCAAAGAGTCGGCTCAGGTCGTTTACGAGCGCCTTGCCCGACTCGAAGAGGTATTTGAGAAACTCGGCGACGCCGTTTGCGACAACCGAGAAGAGCTTGACGACGATGCCGCCGAAGGTCTTGAAGACCGCCGTCAGCTCTTCGAGGCTTGTGCCCCAGAAGAAAAGCAGCATCTTCGCCGACGCCTTGAAAACATCGGTTAATCGCTGAGCAACTTCTTTCGCGACCTCCCAGGCATGCGCCAGGCCGGAAGCGATATCGTCTCGGAAGTGCCAGATTGCGGCGACGGCGGCGCCGAGAGCGAGTGCAATGGCTCCGATGCCGGTAGAGGAGGCGAGCAGCGCCGCGGCGGTCTTTGCCGTGGCGAAGACTTTGATCATGGCCGCAACGCCGGTCACCATCTGGCCGACGAGGATCAGCGCGGGGCCGAGCACGGCGACGACCGCACCGAGCTTGACTACGGCGGACTGCACTTCCGGGCTCAAGGAGGCGAACCAGTCGGCAAGCTCTCCGATTGCCGTGACGGCACGCTCGACGTGCGGCATCAGCACCTCGCCGATAACGACCGCGGCGGCGGAAAGCCGGTTCATGGCGACTTGGATCTGCGAAGCAAGCGTCTCGTATCTGAGTTCCGCTTCCTTCGTCAGCGCTGTGTTTTCCTCCCACGCCTCCGTCCCCATCGCCACGGCGTCGCGGGTGAGCTTTCCGGCATTGGCCAGACGAAGCAGCGAATCGGAGACGCGGATGGCACTCAGGTCGACGGCATCGAGCGCGACGATTGCCGAGCCGCCTTGCTCCTCGATGCGCGCCAAACCTTCGATGAATTGGAGCAGCGCCCCAGCGGCGTCCTCCTCGAACGTCCGCTTGAACTCGGCCGTCGAGACGCCTGCGATCTTCGCGAACTCATCGAGCTTATCGCTGCCGAGTGCCACGGCCGTGGCGATGTCCCTCATCACTCTGGAAAAGGCCGAGCCTCCAGCCTCGGCCTGAATCCCGACGGATGAGAGTGCGGTCGCAAACGAGAGTATCTGTGCTTCGCTGAGCCCGATGACTTTTCCGGCCCCGGCCAGACGCAGGCCCATCTCGACGATTTCGGCTTCCGTCGTCGCGAAATTGTTTCCGAGTTCGACCACGGTCGAACCGAGGCGATCGAATTGCTCCTGGGGCATCTGCGTGATGTTCGCCAGTCGCGCCAGTGCCGTCGCCGCCTCATCGGCGGAGAGGTTCGTGGTGTTGCCCAGGTCGATCATGACCCGGGAGAAACTGAGGATGTGCTTCGTCTGGATGCCGAGCTGTCCCGCGGCCTCGGCGACGGCCGAGATGCGCGTCGTGCTCGCCGGGATCTCCTTGGACATCTTGACGATGCCCGTACGGAGGGCGGCAAATTCCGCTTCCGTGGCGTCGACGGTCTTCCTGACGCCGGTAAACGCGGTCTCGAAGTCGATCGCCGTCTTGACCGAGAGGGCGCCGATTCCGGCAAGGGGCAGGCTCAGCGTGTTGAGCTGGCGACCGGCGGCCTGGATTGATCTCCCGGTGCGGTTAAGGTCGCGGGCGACCTGGCCCATGGCTTTCTGGAAGCCGTCGACTCGCCCGATGAGGCTGACTATGAGTTCAGCGTTTGCCACCTAGCCCCGACGTTCTAAATGGCGCTCGACGCGTTTCTTCCCGCGGGCGCCGATCTCTCCCTTACGGCCCGGGAAGATCTCGCGCAGCTTCGCCTTGATCTTCGCGAGCCCCAGACGGCGATCCAGGCCGTCCGACATGGGCGGCAGCGGACCGATGAGGTCCTCGGCCCGATACCGCCTGCCCTTCGGCGAATGGCAGTTGATGAGCGTGGCGTGCAGCGAGGCGATGTCGCTTCGCCGGTAGTAGCGGAGGAGCTCGTGCCTGTCCTGGAGCTTGTAGAACTGGCCGAAGGTCAGCGACCAGAATTGCTCCGAGCTCAGGCCGAGGTCATACACGCCGATACTCCACAGGTTCAGCCAGTCGACTTTGTCGGCTTTTTGGCCCGACGCTGCGCCCGATTGCCCGTTTTTTTTTGCGGAGCGGTTGCAGCCTGACGGCCTTCCAACGCCTCCCTCTGCTCATCGGTGAGCACGCGGCGGAGCGACTCGTCGATGCAGGCGCGAACTTGCGTCAGACCGACGAGGCTCACGATGTCCTCGGCCTGCTTGATCGTAAGAAGCTCTCCGTTCGCCTCGGCGTCGCTGATGAGCCCCGCCCAGACGATGAGGGACAACCGCTTTATGGTTCTAGCGTTCCAATCGAAGTCGGAGAGCACCGAATAGTCCGGGTTCCCCGTCGCCCCGACCATGTGGTCTTCGAGCGCGCGAAACGCCGCGAGGTTCAGGCAGAAGCTCCTGACCCTATCGCGACAGACGATATCAATCTCCGGGAATGCATGTTTTGCGTTTGCCATAGTGCGCCTATCCTATGCGTTCTACGTTACTAAGCCGGTGTCGAATCCCAGGTGTATCCTCCCGACGGCAGCACCTGCACGCTCATCGTCGCGTGGCTGTCGCGCTCGTGTCCGATGTCCGTGTCGGTGATGATCGCCTCGAAGGTGACGTTCGTATCCTCCTCGTCGGTGAACGTGATGCGGTAGTTGTGCTTGCCGCCGGATTCGACGCGATCCTGGAAGAGCTCCTTCTGATCGGCGTCGTCGGCGACGAAATTCAGGTTGAGGCTGAAGGCTTTGCCCTCCTTGATTCCGAGTCCGATGTGCTCGACCCAGCCGTCAGGCGAAGTCATGTGCGTTACTTCGGAGGTTCGGTGCGTGGTGCCGAAGCCGGTCACGCCGGTCACCTCGGCGATAGCAGTGAACGTCTCGGACGATTGACCGTCGCCGATCTCGAAGAGGACTCCGTAACCGGAATTGGCGCGTGATTTGGGCATGACTGTCCCTCGATGCTGTTACGCGCTCTCGGGGCTCGCGCGCCTATACCAAACCCCGAAACGCAAAATCTGTTTGTAGTCGCTCACCTCGGGCTCGAAGCCATCAAGCTGTTCGGTGATGTAAATGCCACGGAGTTTAACACTCAAATGCGTACCGCGGTAGCCTTGAAGTGCGAGCCGCACGGCTTCCGCGAGAGCCGCGGCTTCGCTCGCTTTCTGCGACCAGCAGTCGACCTGGATGTCGGCGCGAAAGAGCGAGGCGGCGCCGTCGATCGTATCCCGCGGCTTGTCGATGAGGACATCGAGCACGAGCGCCGGGAAGACCGGGTTTTGCGGGAGCACCGAACGGTAAACCCTGTTGCCGACGATTGCCGAAACTGTGCTTTCGTTCACAAGGCGATCGCGAATGGCTGCAGCGACGGAGCGGAAACTCATAGCAGATCCGGCCTCGTCGATTTCGGCATCCGCTTCCAGCGCTTGACGAGCTCCTCCTTGGCGCGCCCGGTCATCTCACGCGCGATGCCGTCGGCCTCGCGATGAAACGCGGCGAGCGTAAATCCGAGCCCCGCGACCCGGCGCCCGGTGTCGCGCTTTGTCGGGCCGACGACGCGGTGCCCGTACTCGATCATGTGCCAGTAATAGGCCCCGTCGGTGTCGTCCCGCTTCCTGCCGGTATTTACGCCGACGCCCGAGAGCCAGAACATCGGCTGGTATTTCCGGCGGCTGGTCTTGACCAGGGCCGCGGAGAGCCGCCCGGTGGGGTCGGCCGCGCGATTCTCAAGCTCCTTGCGGATGCTCCCGAGGAGCGTCTCGGCGCCTTTATTGAGCGTCGCGTTAAACGCTCGCTGCCCGATCTCCGGGGCGAGCTGACGCGCCTGGCGGATGAACTCCTGCCACTGCCTCTCGTCGATCCTGATGTCGATTACGTCCTTGGCCATCACTCCCCGTCGGTTTCGACCACGGCGCGCACGTCGCGCACCTCGGCCGTGACTTCAAGCACTTCGCGGTTCTGCCGCCCCATCGGGGCAATCGAGACGATGTCCCAGAGGTAGCCGTTGAACCGCAGCTTGTCGCTAACGCGGAGCTCGCCGCGAAAGCGGAGCTTGAAGTTGTTGATCATCACCGCCGTTTGCTCCCGTCCCCAACGCATCTTTTCATTGCCGCGAACGGGAGTGACTCCGGCGAAGGCGTAGCCCTTGCTCTTGAGTTCGCGTGTCGGCTGACCTTCGTCGTCGATCAGCGGCTGCCCTTCGTCGTCGACGTTAACCGTGCCGTCTTGACCGAGGTGCTCGACGACTTCGAGGATTTCAATCTTGTGCGGCAAGCGTCCGGCCTGAACTCCCATATCGTCACCTCCTTCGCTGACTCGGGTGCTCGTAGTAGTAGAGCTGGTAGCGGTTCATCAGCCGTTTGCTCGTCCATGTCGGTTCCACGGAGAGCACGCCGAAGACGGCGATCGTATCCTCACGGTGGATGAACAGATCGCCCGTGATCATCGAGAGCGCCTGCTTGATTCCGGAGGGGATCGCATCGTCGTCATCGCCGTAACCGCAGGTGAACTCGACCTCGACGGCGCCGAGGCGCGACGGGTGCAAATCGCTCGGCCAGGATGCGCCTCGCTTGAGCTGCACGATCGCCGGTCTGCCTTCGATGACGCTGTAGCGGTCGGGGGAGAGGGTCTGAAGCTGCTCGTCACGGTCGTAATAGCGCACGGCGATAAGTTCGCCTAGCGGAGCGCGTTCGAGGAGGAAGTGATTGAGTGCGGGGAAGCAGTCGAAGCTCTGGCATACCGTCTGAGTGATCAGCGCGCGCTTCGTTGTCGACTCGAAAATTTCGACGGCGGAGGGAAGATAGAGATTTGCGAGCGTGGCGTCATCGTCGTCGCCGATGATCCGCAAATGCTCCTTCAGCAGCTCCAGGCTGAGAGGGAGCGCTTCGGGCAGTTCGAGGACGGTGATTGCCACACTACTTCTTGCCCTTCTTCTTCTCGGGTTTCTTGCCCTTATCGCCTTCGCCTTCCGACTCGGACTCGGGTTTTCTCAGGCCCGTGGTCTCGGTCTTGACCGCTGCCTTCGGCGCCTCCTTGAGCGCCTCCAGGCAACCGGCGCGGACGAGCTTCTCGCCGGACTCAGGCGCTGCGTAAAACGGCTCGGACGAGGGCTGAATGAGTCTCCCGTCCAAGCCTTTAAACGGAGCGATGACCTTATAGGGAACCTTGCTCATCGATTACCCCACCGGCTTATAGCTTGCACCGCCCAGTTCCAGCACCGCAGCACCGACTACGGCCGTCGCGTTGTCGCAGGTTACTTTGACCGCGATGTGAGTGAAGCCGTTGTTCGAATCGAGATCCTCCTGCTTCGCCTCGACCGAAATCTCGGCTACCTCTCCTCCGTCTCCGGCGGTGAACTCGACCGGATCGGTCAGAGCTTTCTTGCCGGTTCCGCTTGCGTCCTTCGCCTGGAGGAGCTGCACCGTCGCCTTCTTAGTCGCGGCGACGGTGCCCGTCTGAAGGTGTGCGCGGTAGAGGGTGAAGCCCTCCGCCGGGCGAAACGTCGACTCGCGATCGGTCGTGATGTCGGCATTCAGCAGGGCGGTTTCGAGTTTGACGAAGTCGGAGAGTTTTCCGGTTGCGATGAAACCCATGATGTTTGGTCCTCGAGCTAGAGTTTATTCAGATCAATTGCCGAGCCGGGAACTATGTCTGCGCCGGGACATCGAGTACGACCGTCGAGGAGACTTCAAAGTCTTCCTCATCCTTGTAGGGCTTGGTCAGCCAGCTCTTTCCGTCGACGTTCCAGGTGGTTTTGATCGAGCGTTTGTTCCTCTCCCACTGCCCCGTAGCGAAGCCGACCTCGACGATAGGCCCGCTACCGTCTTTGATGAGGTACTCGCTGAAGTCGGAGAGGACCACGTCTCCTCGGCTGCCCTTTGTGCGAAGCCGATTATGCCGCCTTAAAGGAATTCCGTAGATAGTCACTTCGCCGGTCGACTTGTTGACATCAATGATGTTGGTCCCGCCTCCACCGTCGCCGGTCATGTTGAGGAACTGCTGGAACACCGACCAGGAGCATGCCCAGACAGACGTGGCGGGATTGCCCCGGAACCTCGAGTACATGGCCTTGATGTCGATT